TTGTATTTCATAGTGTAACCGAGAAGTGTAACCTTTTTTTCTTTGTTTAATAGTAAGTTACAACCAAAGTTACACGGTTACACCGGTTACACCTATTTTAAACAAAAAATATTTTTTTTAAATTTCTCCCTATATAAGGTGATACCCGAAATAACGCTTTGAAGAAGAGTAACCGTTCTGTGGTTTTGGCACAAAAAAGGGGCAGCCCGAAAGCTGCCCCGTGAGCCGCGGTCACTCAACCTTTTGAGCTAACCCTTTGAAGGTAAACTCTTTTCCAACATTTTCAAACCACCCCTTCTTCAGGACGACTTGAAATTCTTGGCTACTACCGAACATTTTTCGGTGGTAGTTCAAGGCTGCTTGAGCACGGACGTAACCCAGATCGAACGTGTTGTCGGTTCCGACATCTAGTCGGCTGCCGTTACATTCCTCGATCAGGATCGAGGCAAAGCTGACGCAATCGCCCCAGTCTTTGGTTTTGTGTAACCGACTTTGAACCGCCCAAACGGACGCGTGGTTAGTTGTATCTGGCATAGATACCTCCCATAGTGATTAACAGTTTCAAAAAGCGCACCCCGCCCATCGGGGTGAGACAATCATTCCTGATTGTTCTTATACTATAGCATACAATCCCATACTTGTCAAGCGGAAATTTTTAAAATTTCTACCGCTCTTTCCAAGCGTCCCAAAATAAAAAGGCCAGCAGGGCGAACCCGCTGACCAGATAGGTGGTTATGAAGATGTCTTCAGAGGACATCGCTAAAGCCTTTTGTTTTCGGCTCGACGATCTCCATTGCCCATTCCGCAGTCTGCTTGACGAAACATTCGTTTGGCAGCTTTTGTGCGGCTTTGTGGATCGAACGGACGGCGGACTCTAGCTGGGCTAGTTTGATTGACGTGCCGTGTTCGATTACGGCTTCTACGTTATCAAGAGACATTTTTTTCCGCCTCCCCGTATTCAATGCACTCGAAACAAGCGGTCGGTTCATCGAACATTTCGGTCAGGGCTTCGCACTCTTCGCAGCCTTCGACAGGTTTAAAATCTGGGGACATATCGCATTCCTTTCCTTTGCAGATTTTTAACAGCTATATATTCGCGGTACTTGGCGTCTATTTCTTCCTGCTCAACTTGGTCGAAACACATATCGCCAAACTCGCGCATCAGTCTGCGGACTTCTTCGTCCACATATAAAAGTCTATTATCAGTCTTCATTGTTGTCACCATCTAACCACTTTGCGCGGTGCCAACCATCTCCGCCGGTCATAAAGAACTCTTTTTGCATACGTTCTTTGATCTCGATCATGCGGCGCGGGATACTAGCGTCAAACAATTCGTACCCTTCGCAGTAATCACAATCAAATTCACGGAGAATGTTGACTGCATCCAGCAAAACTGCCAACTGTTTTTCTGACAGCGCAGTTTGCAAAGCATAAACATTTTTTACGCGCTCAACTTCTTTGGTTTCGCGCTCCAATTCCCACGGTTCTTTTTTAGCCATTATTGATCTCCCACACGTTTTCAAGCGTCCAGTCTTGGCCGCCTTTGCATTCCCAGCCCTCGATGTCAATATCGCCAGCTAGCTCCCACGCCTCGTCTTCGCTATTTGCCTCGACGATTAGCTCGTAACCCACATCCATTGTGGCGGTTATTTTAAACTTCGCCATGAATTGCTTCCTCCCACGTCCGCAGACCATGTGCATGGTCTTCCAGAAAATACGCAATTTCTTCTGCGTTGCTGTCGTCCAAGGTTCCATCCCTGAAACACTTAGCCCAATGCTCAAGGCTGTCGATAAGGCTCCGTGAGCCGTGAGCCGCGGTCTTTGTTGCTTTCCCTACGATATACGCAGCGCGGAGCTCGTTCTCGATTACCTTAAAGTCATCCAGATACATGGTGACGGCGGGGTTAGCGTCCTGATGCGTGATCAGGTCGTCGTAGTCAACACCAGCGCATTTAGCGATATATCTGGTGCGTTCGTTAGCGTCGAATAAATCTTTTTTATACGGCGCAAAGTCAAAAGCGGTGACATCTTCATATTCGACGCACTCCCGAAGATAGGCGCGGAGCTCGTCATATGCGTCTATTTCGCTGTCTGCTTCAAACACATCAGAAAAACTTACTTTATATTTCATAGCAATCTCCCGTAGCTATATGTATACGATTTATCCCATATACTATATAAATAAAAAGCTGTCAATGCTTAGTTTCTTCATCATGCTCATATGATGCGGCAATAAAGGATGCTTGCCCCATTGCGCTTGACAGCATACCCATAGCGGTTGTGTTGTCTGGGCTGGACACGATCAGTCTGAACAGCAACGCGGTCAGCGCACCGCCCATCGCGGCTCCGGCTTGGATGTCGCTATTCTCGAAATCGTCTAGCAGTTCGTTCATCATGTCGCTTGCTAGCTCGAAATCTTTTTCCAGATCGGTGCTCATCCGCGTTGTATCCTTTTCCACGCCGCTTGGATTTCGGCTGATTTGTCCACCGCTTCGCGGCTATGTTGGCCTTCGGCCGCGATCCGTGATGCGTGGAGCGCGACGGCTGTATTTACGAGCGCGACGGCTGTTTGCCAGTCCATGCCCCGCGCCTTATCGGAAATTATATCTGATTTATTCATCGTTGTCATTTCTCCCGTAGTACATAAGATATCTCCCATATAATATAAATGACAACATATTGTCAACAGGAAAAAGAAAACCCCCAGAGCGGCATCACTCTGGGGGCTACACTACGGGAATGTAAAGCTTGGGGGCTCTACGAGGATGAATATATACGAATGTATGGGAATTGCAACATATAAATGGGCATAAAAGATGTTTTTTTTCAAATAATTCTATGTAAAGTGGTTCTATGTATAGAGCAATCAACTCAGGGAAGATCGGCGAGCTCATCTGCATGGTTCGCCTGATGAAGCTGGAAGTCCCGTGCGAGATAGTGCACATCGAAACCACCGACATCGTGGCGCAATTACCGGAAGGTTTGATCCGCATCCAAGTGAAATCCAGCCAGTTTAAAAGAAACAACAGTGGGGTCGGCTATCAGTTTTCGTTGGCTTACGGCGGACGGAAAAAGCCGCTTACGAAAGAGCATTGCGACGTGGTTGCTTTTGTCGCGTTAGAGCGAGAGCGCGTTTTGTTTAAACCGGTAGAATGTTTAAAGGGGCAGATAACCAAGCGGTTTCTGCCCCATAAGTTTGATAGAGATGATCTTGAGTCTAGGTCTTGGAACCATTGCATAGATCACTTGTTTTTATGAAAACAAACCTACATTAAAATGAACCACTTTTTCTATATCTTTGGGATCACCCCTGTCTTTGCGGCCGCCGGTTGAAACAACGCCTCTAGCGGTGCTCATGTTAAGCATCCCACAAGTGTCAGACCAACGCACAAAAAGCACCGTGGGTATCTTGACAAGATGATAAATGCTCACGGCTATATTAACTTTTCTTTCAGAAATCATGTAAGTTTTATATTTTTGTTTCGGGCTGTTTCGGCATTTTATCTCTATGAAACAACTTAATGCGTCTTTAGAGCAGACGGCATAGTCAAAACAGGAAAGCTTCGGCAGCTTGTACAAAGTACAGTCAGGATTTCTTTTTTGTATGTATTCTGCACAAGCTCTTTCGTTTTCTATGTCCGCCGAACTTTCATAAACGGGTCGCATCATAAACGCCCGTCATAGATAGCTGCTTCCAGTTCCTCGTCGCTCATACTATCAAAATCAAGCTCCGTGAACCGCGGTTTGTATTTTGGTTTCCGCGGCCGCACTGGTTTAGCTCTAGGGGCGGCCGCTTTTGGAGCGACAATCGTATTATTTTTTTCTTGTAGATATTCGAGGGTGGCGTATTTATGTCCGCAAGTAAGGCATTTACGGTTGCGACGAATGGTATTCCCGTGCGGCCTGCTATTGTAGACTTTACTTTTCCCCTGACACTTCGGGCAAATCACATTGCTCTCCCTGACAACACTCGTTGATGTAAAGGCGGCACACGGCGCATTGCACATGGCCGTGTACCTCAACAGGTTTTAAACTTGTTTGGCAGCGCGGGCATTGGTTGTTGTTTAACAGTTCCTGCATTTTACCGGCGTATCCGAAAGGTTGATTAGAGATCGAGGGCTGATACTGTAATTCCCTATTCTTCGGTCTCTTCATCTTCAATCTCCCCTGACCCGCCGCAAAGTTCGCATTCCATTAAACGATCTTCAAGCCACCCGCCCCGCCAGTCCATTGGTGCGGGGACGGCGACTTCATATTCACATTGTCCCCAACCCCCGCACTCTGGGCAAGTCTTCATTTTACAATTTTGAGGGTTTGTTTAGCGCGTTGCTTATTATAATGTTTGTTATAATGCGCTTTGACCCGATCAGGGTTGCTTTTTGCCCAGTTGCGCTTAGAGCATGACTTAGAACAGAACAAACGTTGAAGACCCGTGAGCCGCGTACCGCATTGCTTGCAGTTTACACGGCCGTTTTTGCGCTTTGCTTTTGGCTCTTTTGCCCATTCAGGGGTAAACTCGAAGGACATTCCACCGTCAGGGGTGAAGTGAACGTCTTCAGGCAGTTTTTGTTCCTGCTCATCCAATTCAGCTTCAACCAGAAGGCCGTAGGCCGCGAGCCGCTTCATAGAAGGCGTGGCTTTCATACCATGCTCGTCGATATCGTTAAGAACGTCCCCGATTGTAGAGACAATTAGTTTTGTGTAATCCATTTTAGGCTCCCGTATAAGAGTTAACATTATTTATCCCATACCATAGGGTAAAAAATATATCAACCGAAAAAAGTTTTAACTTTATTCCGCTTATTTAGGTTTTTCTTATGGCGGCCTTTTCGCCGAATACGCTTTTTAAAAGCGAGTACGACGGTTTGTTTAGCCATTCTGTTTATAAACTTCCCACATTATCCGAAGCTGCCCACTGATTGTGCGCCCTTCCGATTTTGCGAGACTTTTAATCTGCTCATATACCTCGATCGGTACTAAAACAGATTTCCATTTTGTTATGTCCATAAGAAAACCCCTACATATGGTGCTGATATAAGCGAATATATAGGAGCACTGGGGATAAAACAAGCAAAAAAAGCCCCGTACCGTAAGCACAGGGCGAGTTTAGGGAGGAAACCATTACTTCTGTAGTTTATACAACACTAAAAGTAATAAAGCTATCTGAATAGCATCAATCCAAGGTACGCCGAAACCATTGCTCATGTTACTTTGCCTCGCCCCAACTAGGCCCGATTTCAATATCGCACTTGCTAGGGATTTCTAATGGTACAGCATTTTCCATTATGTTGGCAACCTCTGCGGCATCTTCACGATTTTTCACAGAAATTGCGATTTCGTCGTGGATTTGAATGAGGGGTACGCGCCCAGTTTCATAAATATTCACCATTGCCTGCTTTGTCATGTCCGCAGCCGACGCTTGGATGAGCCGGTTCAAAGCTTTGTAGGTGTATGCCCGCTTCAGTCTGGTGGTCTCGCCGTACTCTTGCACCGCTTCGCGGTAAGGCAACGCCTTGTTCATGGCGAATGTATCGGGCTCCCAAAGGTCAAACCGGCACTTACGCCCCAATATAGACCGGACAGAGCCGCCGCTGGCGCGGTCGTTGAGCCGTTTTTGTACGCCGTTCATCAATCCTTTAACAAACGGGACGCGCTCGTGATACTGCTTAACTAGGTCTTTTGCTTCGTCTACTTCGATGGCTAGCTGATCGGATAGCTTGTTCACGCCCATCCCGTACATCATACCAAGGTTAATCGTCTTCGCCTGTTTGCGCGGGATGTCCGCCATTTCTGCCACCATCGTATGAAAATCCATATTAGGATCATGTCTATAAGCATTTACAAACTCCTCCACGCCACGCATTTCTATACCGCGTGATTTGTTATAAAGATGTGCATAGTGAACCAAGATGCGCGGTTCTTGCTGCGAGAAATCAATCGCAGCCCACTGCTCGCCTTCTTCTGGTAGAAATAAGCTACGGATCATCGGCCCTAGTTCAGGGTCGCGGGCGGGGATTTGCTGTAGATTTGGGTTTGACATTGATATGCGTCCCGAAACCGTACCGCCGTCGTCCGATCTAATCTGGTTGATGTGCCCGTGAATGCGTCCGTCTGACCGGCAATGCTTCATAATGGTGTTAATAAACGTGCCGCTGGTCTTGTTTAGGTTACGCGCCTGCACGATTAGCTGGGCTAGCTCGTGCGGGTGGTCGGACAAAAACGATTTAGTAAAGGACGGTGCGCCCTTTTCTGTTTTTGGGTACGGGATGCTCAGACTGTCGAAAGCTTTAGCGATTGACGCCGCCGCCCATAGCTCCACGTCCCTGCCCGCAACTTGCTTTATTTGTTTTACGATATCTTTTTCTTTTTTGACTAAGGCGTTCCTTGTGCGCTCTACGCGGTCTTGGTCAACGCGAACACCGCGCCAAGTCATGTCGATCAGGCACGGTAAAAGCTTTAGCTCTAGTTCAGCGATGTGCCACAAGTCTTCCTTGGTTAATTGTGTGGACAAATAATTCCATAATTCCAAAGTTATTTCTGCGTCGTTTTGTGCGTAAGGGCCGACATACATTGCAGGCATCTTCCACATATCGGCTTTAGGGTCTAGCCCAAACTCTCTGGCCGCTTCTTGCAGCGTTTTCTCTGTTTTAATTTTACCTAAAAGCTCGTAACAGAGTGAGTTCAGGCTGTAGCTAAATCTGTTTTCGTCTAGCAGCGCAGCTACCAGCATTGTGTCGATGATCTTTCCGTTTAGCTCAAAGCCCATCCGGCGTATCCAGCCAGCGTCATACTGTGCGTTGTGCATGATCTTATCAGCGGGGCACTCAAACACTTTTTTAAGCCACTTATTTACGATCCGCTCGTCTAGGTTACCGCCGCCAAGATGCCGGATAGGTATGTACCCAGCCCAGTCTGCAACAGCTACTGCGTAGCCTACAACCTCGCCATCACCGGTCGGCCATCCGGGCCCGTTGGTCTTGATGTTGGGGTCGCGAGTCTCAACGTCGATAGCGATTTGCTTTGCGCTGAAGATGTCAGGTAATTCTGCGGGTGGAACCCATTCACTCTTGGGACCGAACATTGTCATTTGCAAACTCATTAAAAAAGTTCCGTATCAGAAATAAGGGCTTCGCCGCCCAGCGCGGCATAGCCACAGATATCAACCCACGAGTCCTCGTGGTCTGTTTTCATAAGCCGTGCAGCCTTTACCATAATCATGCAGAGCACAAACTGCTGCTCCGTTACCTCTGTCCCTAAAATTACAGACCACAACTTGGCTATGTCCTGAAAGTTTTTATGGGCATCGCCGTAATCTTTTGCGCGATCGCCGTTAATTAAATCTCCGGCGGTGTCTAAAATTTCTTCTCTGTTCATTGTATACTGTCCCCTTCAGGTGGGTTGATTTTATTACATTTAGGACAAGCCTCGACGTTTGCGGCGGTGTATCCAGCCCAAGTCTTTTCATGCCAGTCGTCAGGTGTTCTATACCAAGTGTTCCATTTGTTGCCACATTGCACACACTCATAATTCACATTTATCATGTAATCTTGTATCTGAACGACGCTCATATTTGGTAAGCCTTTGTTGCGTCTTCTGGTTCAACTAAAAAGAGGTTCTGTTTAGTTCTGGTAAGCCCGACATAGAATACTCTGTGTATGTCGTCGGGGGCGAGTTCAGCCGCTTTTGCCGCAGCCGGTGATAGTCCGGTAAATAAGACCACGTTGTCTGCTTCTCCGCCTTTAGAGCCGTGGATCGTGGACAGTTGTATACGGGGTTCGGCGTTAAATTTCTCACCCCGCCGGAGTAAAGCCGTGATGTACGCGCGGTCGGCACTGGGTAGCCTATCCATTGCTGTATGCCAGACGCAATCACGGATGTTTTCTTCGAGGTGCGGGCTGCCTATAATGTGCACCAGTTCGAGAAGGCCGTGATCCGCGATCAGTTCATCGAGTGTAACCAACTCATCATTATCTAAAGCGGGTAATTTTTTAAATCCGCGCTTGACTCTGTCTCCAACTGACATATAACTATACACGGCTCGTGCAGTCTCCCCCGTAACTTGTTTACCCTTTCTTAACTGTTCCCATCCGTTGACAGCAACACTAATGCTTTCAGGCACGGATCGCTTACCTCGGTAGCTAAATAAGTGGCCGCGGCCGCGTAAGTCAGCTTGAACGTCAGAGAGGAAGTATGCGGCTTGGGCTAGCACGAGCCACGATCCCTGCGAAAAGTTAATAGCCGACACGTCTGTCACGCGCTCTACCGCGCCGTGGTCTTTGCGCGGCAAATAGTTTTTAGGGACGCGCCTTTTAATCCTGCGAGCTACACGTTCGGCTAGTGGGTGCACAGAAGCGGGAACGCGGAAGGACTGCTCTAGTACCTCGTAACCACCGTTAAGGCCGATAAAGTGCTCCACGTCTGCGCCTGCCCAGCGGTAAATGGCTTGGTCGTCATCGCCAGCGCAGTATATCTTTTCGGAATGCTGCTCTAAAACGTGCGCTACATCCCATTGTAGGGGCGACAAGTCTTGCGCTTCGTCGATAAATGTGACCGCGAGCCGTGGGCAGAATGCCGCGCCCTCTCTTACAAACACCTCCAGCATATCCGTAAAGTCGTAGAGCTCGAACCGGTTTTTATATTCAACAAGGCTGTCGGCTATGTACTTGACCTTGTTCCAAGGCTCGGTGATTTCGCTTTGGTTATACTGCTCGCGTAGGCCGACTTTGCGTAAGCGGGCTAAGTTGATCAGGCTAATTACGGGATTACTATTTTTACTTAGGTCAAAAACATCTTCGCCGCTTATCTGCGAGCCGTCTACGTTTAGGTCAAAGCCGAGGGCCGCGCCCAGTTCTTTGTAGTGTTCGGACTGCATAACCTGTTCTTGCCGTATACCGGATAATCGGAGGGCAAAGCTATGTAGGGTACGGAACCACGGAAGCTGTGATTTATCGAAACCAAACCGCTTACTTGCCCTCTCAACGGCTTCATTTGCAGCCTGCTTGGTAAAAGCAAAATACCCGATCAGGGACGGGTCTACGCCCGCCGAAAGGGCTTCGTCTACCCTGTT